CTTCACCTATCGTCCGCCGGTGCGCATCAGCACCATCACCATCAACGCGCAGCCTGCGATGCTCAGCAATTGCTAGGATGGTTTTCGCATGTCATAATGGGTCTCCTCAAAACGGAGACTCATTATGGCGGCGAAGATCAATTTGGTTGGGCGTAGGTTTGGTTTGTTGAAGGTGTTGGGTGAAGCACCATCGAGGCGCACAGCTAGTCGAGTTCACACCTACTGGCAATGCGTCTGTTACTGCGGAACGATCAGCGAAGTAAGCACCAGCAATCTGCGACAAGGTAAAGTTCTGACGTGCGGGTGTTCGCGTGGTCTGTTGCCAAAAGAGTGGAGTCAAAGCCCGGAATACGATGCGTGGTGCAACATGCGCTACCGTTGTGATGACCCGGATCATAAGGACTACAAAAACTACGGCGGACGCGGAATCACTTACTGCAATGCGTGGTCCGATTTTTTACAGTTCGCCAAGGATATGGGCCACCGACCCGGCCCTGAGTTCACACTAGAGCGCATCAACAACGATGGGCCTTACCGTAAAAGTAACTGCAAGTGGGCTACGCGCCTTGAACAGAACCGCAACTCACGCAACACCAAGAGGTTGCGTAAACCATAGGAGGCTACTTTGACGTGTGAAAATCAGGTAGGCGTAAAAAATATCCTCATGACGTTCCTCGACTGCGATACCGGTGCCATCTACGGCCCGATCTCGCACAAGCTGTCGGGTGAGGATCTGCCGACGTGGCGGCTGTGCGCTTTCAACAACGAGCCGTTGCCGCAGGGCTACGTCACGCGAAAGCCATCTAACCCGGAGGTCGAGATCAAAGTGATCCGCGATCTCAGGATCCCGCTCAGTATGTATCAGGGCTGTAGTGACGTGGCGCTACAGGTCGAGTACTACAACGGGCTGGTCTATTCGGCGGTCAAGGGCACCGGTACCGGGGACGATAAGTCAGACACCCATGAGGTGACGCTGACGCTCTCGTTCAGGGAGATCGATGAACTGCTGCCGGTCGGCACGCTTGAGTCCACAGAGCAGGTCGTCCAGCCGACCTTCGCAACGGCGGCCTAGTTCATGGCAGACGCAGCGGTAGCTAAACTTCCGAACGCCCCGGAGAAGCTAGTGATAGCTTTTCCGTTGGGCGACAAAGTGATCGACGGCGCTGTCATCAAACCTTTGACGTTGCCAGCGTTCGTCGATTGTGTCCTCGAAACCCGCACCATGGATTCGCCGAATTCGTTTGAGGCGAAGCTCCGGCGTAATCGGTTGTTGAAGCAGGTCGTCTTCTACATCGGGAACGCTATCGTTCCTGTGCCGACGAATGACCTGCTCCGCATGCCGATTCCGGTGGCGCGCACAATCATCGACAAGCTCGATGATGGTGATGGTCCTGCGGGCAAGATCGTCCGCAAAGGTGACGGCATCAGCGAGGCTATCGTCTACGAGCTTGGCACGCCGATCCCCGGCGGGCAGGGCAAGCAGATGATCAAGGAACTGGAGTTCTTGGCGACGACCTACGGCGACGTCGAGGACATCATGGCGGCCGGTACTGGTTTGCAGCAGGCGCTGCTGCTGGTTCAGACCATCGCCAAGCCACTCGGCAGCAATCTGCAAACTCTGCCGTCGTGGGCGGTCAATCAGATCTCTGCGGCTGATGGTCTCGCCATCAGCAACGACGTCCTGCCGTTTTTTCTAGGGTCGCCGGACGAATCATAGAGCGGGTCGAGGAGTACAGGTACTACTCCTCGTCGGCTGGCGACATCCGGGCGCTCTCCATACCCTTGATGACGCTGCGCATGTCGGCGTTTGAAAAAGTGCACCGGCGCGAAATCAGAAACAGAATCATCCTCGCAGGGGGCAAACCCTAGCCCATGGCTAGTTTTACTGAACAAGCCACACTTAAGGTCAACGACCAGTCATCTGCGGCGATCAGAAAGATCAACGCGGAACTGAAGAAGCTTGAGCAAACCGCTAGGTCGCTCAAGAATATCAAAGTCAACATCACCATCAATGAGAAGGGAATCCAGTCGGCGCTTCAAAAGATGAAGGCGCTGCAAGCCGCGGCACGGCAGGCCGGTTCTGCACGGGTCAATCTCAACGTCAACACCAGTGGACTGACGCGAGCACAGCAGCAGATCAATCGCTTGCGCCAGCAAGCGGCACGGCCGATCAACGTCAATACGCAGGCTGGTGGTGGTGGTGGCGGCGGAGCCGGTCGCGGTGCCGGAGCCGGAGCCAATCGTCGCGGCCTCAGGCAGACCGGTGTACAGCACCAGCTTGGCAACTTCTCTGTCATGCGCGGTGCTGCCAGCGTCTTGGTCGGCGGCACGGCTTATGCCGTAGCCGCAAACGTGGCGCGAAAAGCAGTCGATGGCGTGATTGGTTCGGAAGATGCCCGCACGCGACTGCGGCAGTCTGGATTCGATAAAGGCCGGACTGACCAGCTTACGCCGCAGACCGATTACATCATGGCGATGGCTCGGAAGGCGCAGGAAGAGTTCAACCGCATTCCGGCGGCTGATATTGCCAACGCTTCAGTCGAGCAGCTGAACGCTCTCAAGGCCGCCGGTAAGTCATCCGAAGACATGCAAGTCGCCATGAACCGGATTGCGCGGAATGCGCAGATCATGGGCATGACGTTCAAGGATCCCAAGGAGGGTGGAGAAGCATCACGCCAGCTTGAGCGCGTCAGCCAGATCATGGGTCAAGACGTCGACGACGCCAAGATCAAGGCCATTCAAGAGTCCGCGATGCGGGCGATCATCGCTACCGGCGGTGAAATCAAGCCTGAAGAGGCAGTTCGCGCGCTTCAGCAGTTGGGGTCGACGGTCACTAAACAGCTGAGTCCCAAGGGACTCACCGACTTGCTGCTGGTCAGAGACGAGGGCGGCAGGCAGTCGACCGCAGAATTCCGCACGGCCATTCAGAATCTGTCGACCAGCACCATCAACAAGAAGGATAAGGCAGCACAGGTAGCGTTGGGGCTTCGCAAGAAAGGTGGTGCTCCAGACAGTGACCTCGTCAAAGAGGCGGCCTCTGACTTGGTCGGATTTACCCAGCGCAGGATTATGCCGCTGCTGGAGAAGGCCGGGGTAGACCAAACCTCGTCGGCGGCCGTCGGTACTTGGCTCGATGAACACGGCTTCTCGACATCTGGCGCACGCGCCTTCGCCGACATTGTCACCTCACTGAAGAGTGGCGAGTTTCAGCGTCAGCAAAAGGCGGCTGGCTTCGTAGATCTCGATCCGCATCTCGGCGACAAGACATTCCGCGGCGGCACAGAGCGGATGAGTGCGTCGTTTCAAACTGCGATGGCCCGCGCGCTCGACAAATCAGGGGGCGCTTTCACCGACGCCATTGCGCCGTTCTCGATAGCGATGGATAAGGCCGGGAAGGCAGCCGAAAAGAGCGACTACGCCGGTGCTGCGCTTGAGATGACGAAAGGCGTTGCGCAGATGATGGGCGGCCCGGCAGGTGCGATGATCACCGCCATGACCGCCGCCAGTGCCGCCAGAACTCTGCTTGATCCGACTTCCACGCCGATGGAGAAGGGCGCGGCCATGCTGGTCACCGGCTCCAGCGCGCTGCTGACGGCGGCGGGAGCCATGATGAATTACTTCGGTGGGGGCGATCCTAATCAACAGCTTGAGCACCTACAGCAGCTGGACAAAGCCGCCCCGGCGCAGATGGAAAACCTGCAAAAGCAGAAGGCAGCGGCAGAGGCGGCGGTGAAGTCGGATCCTACCGTCAGGAACAGACAGAGGCTGGCCAATATTAATCGCGCGATTGAGGGGGCGGAAAACCAGCAGAGGGATGTCGAGCGTCAGATCCCCATAGCCCAAGCTCGCGTTGAGGCGCTGAAACAAGAACAGGCCGCTCTTAAAGCTCAAGAAGCTGCTGAGATGGAGAAGCTCCGGCAAGCGGCAGGACTCGATCCAGTCACAGCCCAACCGGTCGTTGCTCCTTCTGCGACCGGGCCGATATCTGCTGAGACGGTCAAGGCACTGCAACAACTCAACACCACTGGCGGCCTCGCCGGGGTGAAGTCCATCACCGCTTTGTTGGCGGCGCTGAACCAGCCCACTTCAGTCAAGTCGCGCGAGGAGTTGGCGACGTCGCTTGGCTACACCGGGAAACTTGGTGGCTCGGCGGAGATGAATACGTTCTTGCTCAACTTCTTCAAGAAGCTGGCCGCCGCGGTACCGGAAGAGCCGAAGCCTGTGGTGACCCCGCCACCGCCGCCACCGGCGGTAGAGCCACCTCCGCCGCCTCCGCCGCCTCCGCCGCCTCCGCCGCCTCCGCCGCCGCCTGTGGTGACCCCACCGCCGCCGGTGGTAGAGCCGCCAAAAGGGCCGCTGGCAGTGGAGCAGCCGATACTGGTCACGCCGACAGAACCGGCGAAGCCTGCGGTCCCGCCGCCGGTGCCGCGGCTGCCCGGCGATCTTCCGGCGGGCGCGAGACCGCCGTCGTTCTTGCCCAGTCTTCTTCCACAGGGGCTGAAGCCGGTCACTGAACTGATCGATTTCAACCCGGCCAAGGTGCAGTTCGCCAGCATGTTTACTTCCGGTGCATCGACCATCGGCGAGAGTGGAACGACCGTCGGATCGAACGCAGCGAGCACGCTGAATGGACAAGCTGGCAGCATTGGTGCTGCTATCGGTAATGCAGCCGCTGCGCGCATATCAGCAGCGACTGTCAACGTGAACATTCCACAGGTCGTACAGGCCAAGGCCAACACCGGCGCAAGTCCGGTAACAGTGTAGGAGAGTACGCATGCCACTTAAAAAAGGGTCGTCGAAGAAAACCATCGCCAGCAATAATCGGGCTGAGCGCAAGGTGAGCAAGCCGCAGAAGCAAGCGCGTCCGGCTGTCAAAGCCAAGGCGAAGAGCGGTCGCGGTCGCTAAATGTCGCGTTCCGTCTGCGCTATCGACAAGGACGTAGTACCTGCCTCGTTCAAGGGGGTAGGTTTCTATTGTACCGAAGCCGATATCCAAGGCGGACGTCGGGGTGCCGAAGGGGAGTTTCCCTTCGGTGAGCACACAGCGTACGCGGATCTTGGTCGCAAGATCCGCGTCTACGCTCTTACTGCTGTGTTCAAGGAAGATGACCATGTCTGGGATAGCCAAGCGTTGTTCGCGGCTTGCGAATCTCCGGGGCCGGGCATTCTTGTTCATCCTACACGCGGCTCCGTCATGGTCGCGTGCCGGTCTGTTAAGGTTAAGGATTCGCTGGAGGAGTCAGCGGGCAAAACGACTGCTGAGTTGGAGTTCGTCGAGGCGAACATCGGCTTCAGCGGGATCCTTGGATCGATCTTTGGGATCATCTCCACTGGATTGTTTGCGGCGTCACAGACGTCTTTCTATCGGGACTACACACCAACGATAGTGCCGCTGCCGTGGAAGGATCAGGTCGTCAATAAGGCGCAAGGTTTGATCTGGTCTGTTGCGCAGGTCGCCGAACACGTTGTCGCCTCCGGTTCTCCCGCCAATGACTGGCGTGCGATCTTCCGTATGTGGGAGGTCGCCAAGGATGACGGACTGGCGCTGTCAGCGCCGAACGTCGACGACGCGCTGGTGCAGGGCTTTGAGCTAATCAAGCGCAACGTCGTCGACCCGAAAAACAAATTCGGTATCATGCGCAAGCTGGTCAACGCGGCGCATCCGACACCGGGCCTGCCGCCCGGCCCGGCAGTCGTCAGCGACGAGGCTGTCGTCAGCAGGTTCAGGCTTCTCGCTGGCGTCGGCATGGCCGAAGCGGCGATGGGGCAGAAGTATCCGACCGTCGAAGAGGCACTGGCTGCACGGTCGACTGTGATGGCTGTGCTGGAAGACGAAGCCAACGCTGCCTACACCCAGTGCGACAACGCGCTGTTCATCGAGATCGAGAAGTACGCCGTCGAGTTCAGCAAGATGATGTACGACCTGTCGTACCGTCTGCCCGGACAGATACTGGTCAATTTCTCCGGCGGGGTGCACCCGCTGGTCGCAGCCTACGTGATCTACAAAGATGCCAAGCGGCACCGTGAGCTTGAGGAACGCAACATCATCGACGCTAACGGACGCATGGGCATGATTGTATCAGGGGTTGCGCCGACATGATGTCGCCGGTTGTCATCTGTGTTGGTGGCACGGCACTCGATACTTGGACTGAGATGACGCTTCAAAGATCCAAGGATGAGATGACCGGCTCGCTCAGCTGCACTATTTTCGCCGGTGCGATGTCGTCTGGCCCGATGGTACAGGCAGCAAAGTGCGGTGCCGAGATTACAGTCTACATCGGTGGTCAGCTGGCGTTCTGCGGCAGCATTGACAAGCGCGAAGGCAGCGGCACCAAAAAAGGCAAGAAAGGCGCGGACGAGAGCAATCAGAAAGAAGGCAAGGGCGCGGGCGGTACGCAATCCAGCGTGTCCATTAACGCGACCGAGTACACCATCAAGCTGTCGGCACGCGGCAAGACCAAGCGGCTGATCGACAGTTCGCACCAGCATCCGACCACAAACATGATGCAGCCGACCACCAAGGAAGTGGTCGATAAATTGATCGAGCCTTGGCAGATCCAGACCGAGTGGAAGGGCGAGGTCATCAAGCTGGATAAGGTGCGCTTCCGCGATGGCGCGCTGGTGATGGATGAACTGCACCGGATCGCGACCGAGAATTGCTACTTCATGTACGAGAGCCGTGACGGCAAGCTGGTGGTCTGCGACGGTGTTGCCGGGATGACCAGCGGCGGCGAGCCGCTCATTCTCGGTCAGAATATTCTGACCTTCTCGGCGGAGCAGTCCGAAGACAAGGCCAAATCGGAAGTGAAGGTGAAGGGCCAGCGCACCAAGAAGGATATCCGCGGCAAGAAGGCGTTGGAGAAGACCCACAAGACGGTCAAGAATCAGAAGGTCAAAAGCAAAAACCTACTGACGATTCCGCACTACGGCGATGCGACCGACAAGGAGCTTGAGCGACGTGCGCGGTTCGAAATGAACAAGCGCAACAGCGCCAGCCAGAAGATCACCATCGAGGTATTCCACGTTCAGTCGTCATCCGGCGCACCGTGGGACATCGGCAACATGCACTACGTCGAGGTGCCGCCGGAGGGCATCTTCGACATGTTCGAATGCACGGAGTTGACCTACCACGTCAACGCCGAGAAGGAATTGAAGACCACGCTGACGCTGTCGCCGCCACCATCGGGTGGCGCGGGCGGTGGCGGAGGTAGCGGAGGTGGGATGGGCGGCTTCGGTCTCGATCTCATCAACATGGGGATCGGCATGGCTCGTCGCGGGCAGGCCGGTATACCGATTGTGGAAGGGCAGTACCCCGACCCGTGGACTCCGCCTATGCTGAGCGAATTGCCGTTGATGTCGCTGGTCGAGATGGCTGCGAAGCCGCTTACCGACGAACAGAAAAAAGAGCAAGAAGAGATGCGTAAGACCCCGCCGTTAACCCTTCCCCCGTGGTTTGGAGAGATTTCATGAGCATACCATTTGTCCCATTCGGTGCTCGATCAAACGACGTTCAGGATGGGCTGGAACGCCATGTCTACGGCGAACTGGAGTATCACGACGCTGGCGCGATCATCAAAGTCAAAGGCACCGATACCGCGGATGAGGAGGCAACTGTCCTCGTCATGGGCAGCGGCAGCTTCAAGCTGAAGAAGGATCACGACGCTGAAGTGTTCCTGCTGGCATCGTCGAGCGACACCCAGCTTAAGATGGCCGTGCTCCAGATCCCGCATGACAAGCAGCGGCGCTGGCCGGAGAACGAGGGCGGCATTCAGCATCCGACCGACCCGGAAGTGTCGGTGCATATCTCGGACAAGCTGACGCACGTCACCAAGAACAAGTTCGCGGTCGGCGAAAAAGGTGAATTCGAGATCAAAGGCGAGGAAGGTGTCTTCCGCGTCAAGAAGCTGATCATCGATGGCGAGCTAGTCGTCAACAAATTTATCAGGACGCCTGAAGTGGTGCGTGGCAGTCAGAAGCCACCCGGCTTTGAAGGCAATAAGCAGGAGGCAAAGAAATCCAGTGGCGGCGGCGGGGGCGGCAGTCAGCCCGCGCAGTTCGAACTGGATCTCGGCGATGCACTTTGACAAAATCGACCCTTGCCTTGAGCAGACTACCGGCCATCGCCGGATATTCTGGACGACTCGGGTAGAGGCGTGCGGCAGCTATAATCTCTGCGGCATCGAGTGCGCCATTCCGGGTCTGGAGTACGAGGAGATCACGGTTGACCCATACGTCGATCCGCGGATTTTTCCGCCGGACCCCGACGCTGGTAGCTACCGTACGATCAAGAATGATGAGTGGCTGAAAGGCTACATCCTCAACATCCTGAATACACGGGCACGCACCAATCTGCGATGCCCGACGCCAGCTGCAACGTATGGCCATTGGTCGGAGTCGTACCGCGACGACGGTCTCTATATCGGCTCTACGATGTGGAACGCGGCAGAGAAAAGCTACATTCGCACCGCCGATGCAGTGAAGGCTATCGCCAACGCTGTTCGTGCGGACATGGGGAAACTGATAGCTCTCGGCATTGCCGAATCTGTCGACGTTGAGGCGACATACCGTGGGTCGAACAGTGTGGCTGTCGTAGTCACGGTGTACACGGTCACCGGTCAAAGTCGCATCGATCTTGCTGGCAGCTTCGTCTCCGAGACTTGGGTCTGGCACTGACGCACCATGTCATGCACAATTCCACGACCAGATCCGCAGGAACTGTTCGACCATCTGAAGAACATGTTCTCGTCCACCGTTTTGGGCGGGGGCAAGATCTATCCAGAATCGAACGAGTGGTACGTCGTCACGAACGACTACGCCGCGGCCGAACAGTTTTACGCCATCGCCGATCAGATGTGGCGCGAGACCAACCCGGAGACGGCGTGCTGCGAGAACCTGTACAAGATGGCGGCGCGCAATGGCGTGTTCCCGCATCCGCCGTCACATGCTGAAGGCTACGCCAAACTAACCGGCGTGCCGGGGTCGCCGATTCCGGCGACGTTTGAAATCCAGACCAGTGCTGGCACCTTCGTGTCGGTCGGTACTATTCCGCTGACGATGCCGGATTCCGGCTCGATCATCGTGCGTATCCGCGCGCTAGCACCGGGGCCGGAGATGAACTCCGACGGCGCGGTGACCGAAGGCACGCTGACGACACCGGCACCGGGCATCGACGCCGACGTGACAATCTGCGGCGGCGCGTTCTGCGGCGGTTCGGCCGAAGAGACCTGCGAAGAATTCCGCAAGCGATACCTTGAACGGCTGGCGTATCAGCCGCGCGCCACGATGGCATGGATCAAGCAGAAGTTTCTGGAGTTCCCGTGCGCCACGCGGGTTTGCGTTCGCGAAGGTTCGTGCTGCCGTTGCGACCCGGACTGCGGCGATTGCGGCTGCAAGAACTGCGGCAAGGGCATGTACTTCTACGTGCTGTTCGATGACAGCTTCCCGTGCGGGATCCCGCCGCAGAATATTGTCGACGATCTCACGGAGTGGATGTTCGGCCAGCATCAAGGCTACGGCGAAGGTCAGGTCGAGATCGGCGTGTGCGGCGGCGTCATCCGACCGATACCGTTGCCGATCAACGTCTATGTCGACATCGCAGGCTGTCCGAGTACGGCGCAGAAGCAGATGATCGAGAACTACATTCGCGAATTGTTCAAGACGATCTGTCCGTCAATGCCATTGACGACCAAGCAGCTGGAGTTGATCGTTGCCAACGTCGTCGGCGGCAACGTCAACGCATCGGTTCGCTTTGAGGTCATCGGCTACGAGACGGCATCGCCGCCTTATCCGCGCACGCTGGTCTACATGAGTGACTGCGCGCTGGAGCCGGAGTGCGATGTGCTGCCGTGTCTTGAGAGCATCATCTTCACCGGACCGGATTCAGTTTATCAGCAATGCTAGATTACTCAGACAACTGCCTGATCGACGCGCCAGTTCACCCGATTGTTCCGGGTGATCCGGGTTGTTTGACTTCGGATGGGTGTCAGCCATGCACGGAGCTAGACGAAACCGGGTGCTGTCCGCCACCATTGTGCGGCAACGATCTCTGCTGCACTTTTGTGGCGTTTATGAACTTGCTGCCTTCAGGACCGCTCTGGGACTACTGGAAGGCGGAGGCGATCAGCTACTTCGAAGGCAACCCGGAGCACCCGGAAGAGTGCCCGCTGCTGACGGATCCGCGCTGCCCGTCGCTGGTGCTGCATGCGATCTACACGGTGCTGAAGCTGCGGATGGTGGTGCACGGGGGTTTGTGGGTATCGCTGCGCGAGAGCAACCCGTGGACCGCGGTGACGACGCTGGACAATCACCTGTCACGGTTGCGCTGGGAAGATTGCTATAACCAGCACTGCCGTTCGGTACTGACCGACGAACTGACGCCGCTGGAAGTGTGGACCGACTGCGGTCCGATGTTCTGCCCGCCGGATTATCCGCCCGAACTGGAGTGCGCGGTGAAACGCGGCGTTGCTATCGCACTCAATCGGGCCAACATGGGTGTGGTCAAGACGCTGTGCGGCCTGAACTGGGTGATCGATTCACTCGGTGCCGAGTTGAAGCCGGTCTACGTCTACACCTCCGACAATCCGTGCGCGCTGTTGTGCACGGACAACCCGCAATTCGAGATCTGCAACAAGCGAGACTGGCTGGAAGGTTGCGGCAGTGGCGACGTCTGCGAAACGCAGATGCCGCGGCCGCAGATCCCGGCGTACTGGGATCGTGGTTGCGACAAGCCAGCTGGTTTGCCCGACCGTGTCTGGCCGGGTGTGCTCGCTGCTGAATGTATCGTGAGGTCGATGATGCTACCGGCCTGTCCTACCAACATAGTCAGGTGCTGCTGATGGCCAACACCATTTTTCCTGATCTGGTTTCCGCAGGCGGTGTCATCTACCGCGATGCCGCTGGTGTGCCGCTCGCCCCGCCGAACGTCCAGAATGCCTACTCGCCGCTGCCGCCGTTCGTTATAGCGCCGTGCGATGCGTCGGCGCTGCCGTCGGATTGCGATGCGCGGATCGAGCCGCGGCAGGTCAACGCCATCGTCTCGGAGCTACTGAGCTTCGCCGAGTGCATGGATCCGACCGGGACGTGGAATTGCGATTCGCTACAGAATTTGTGCGCGGCGTTCTCGGCGTGGGTGGCGCTGCATGCCACCGGCGTGATGATCGCCGACGAGCCGCCGGTCGACGCTGACGACAACCGGCTTTGGTGGGAATCGGATACGGGATTCTTGTTTGTTAAATATAATGATGGCAACTCCACGCAGTGGGTGCAGATCACCAGCAAGGTCGTGGTGGACAACATCTCCATCGTCGGCGCTGGTCTTCCCGGCAGCCCGTTCAAGGTGGGTGTCGTCGATTGTGGAGTGTACTGACATGGCCTTCGATTTTCCTGCCAACCCGGCACCGGACACGGTCTTCACCTCCAGCGACGGACTGACGGTGTACATCTGGAATGGCTACGCATGGATGATGGGTGGCGGCGCTGCCCCCGGCGTCGGTGGCAGCGTGCTCGACGATTACGTCTTGAAAGCTGGCGACGTCATGACGGGATACCTCACGCTGCCCGGCGAACCCGTCGATCCGCAGCACGCCGCCACCAAGGAATATGTCGATGCGCAGATCGCCGGGCTTACGCCTTAAGAGGACCGGATAAATGGCCGACCCAAAAGTTAAGATCAAGCGAACGGCACAGCCCAACCTGCCGCCAGCTTCGCTTGAGCCGGGCGAACTGTCTGTGGAGATGTCGACCCCGTTCCGCATGTGGGTCGGCGTGCCGACGGCGCTCGACCCTGCGGGCATGAAGCAGATCACGCACACCGCGCTGGTCTCTGAGCAGGCCCCGCTGTTTCCGACCAACGGACTTTTGTGGTGGGAATCAGATAGCGGCACTCTCTGGATGTACTATGTCGATGCCAACTCCGCGCAGTGGGTGCAGGCGGCTGGCAGCAGCGGCAGCCGTGGCGGTGGCGGCGGGGGCATGGATCAGGCCAGCGCCGATCTGCTCTATGTGAATCTTGTCGGCGATCAGATGTCCGGCAACCTGACGATTACCAAACTTGAGCCGAACTTCATCCTGAACAAGCCGCTGAACAGTTCGGCGAAGCTCACCGGCATGCAGAGCGGCATCGCGCACTGGGATGTCGTCGTTGGCAACGCTGGGGTGGGGTCAGACTTCACCATCGTGCGGCACAGCGACATGGGCGTTGCCCTCGACGCGCCGCTATCGATCAGCCGCGCAACCGGCGATGTGACAGTGTCGCACGACCCGACGGTGCCGCT